ACGACCTGGTGCTGGATCCGTCCCGTCAGCCGTTGCTCATCGATGACCGAGCGAGCATCGCCCAGGACATCGCTCACATGATCCGCGACAGCGGCCTGCTGGTGACTCTGGTTGCTGAGCGCAATCGGCTCAAGCAGCGCGACTGTATCCAGCAACTGGAGCTACTGGTGGAGGCGGACGAGCGCCTGGTGCCCGGTACTGCATTGATCACCCAGCTGGAGCCAGGTCAGTACCTGGTGACGGCCACCACCCTGAAATTCGGCACGATCGAGGTAACGTTGTGAGCGACGTAGATTTCAAAAAGGCGCTGACTGACGCGGGCATTCCGACCACAGAGGCAGGCCTGCGCCAGGCGTGGGAGGCTGAAGTTACTGCCCAGGGCAGCAAAATCAGTAACACCAGCACCTGGTCGCCATTCTGGCGTGTCGTCACCGCATTGGTGACCAAGCCGGTGATGTGGATTCTGGACTTCTTAATCAGCACGGTACTGCCGAATTTCTTCGTCAAAACCGCTGTGGATGGCTGGCTCGACATGCTGGCCTGGGGCGTGAACGTCGAGCGCAAGGGCGCGACCAAGGCGACAGGTTTTCTGCTGTTCACACGCATGGCTCCCGGCGGGGCCCTTGAGGTCGCGGCGGGCACGGTGGTGCAGTCCGCCGCGATCAATGGCCATATTTATCAGCTGGTGACGACGGCAGTTGGCACGTTCACCGATGGCGTTATGCAGCTACAGATCCCGGTCGAGGCGGTGGACGTGGGCAGCGGTTTTAACCTGGCGCCGGGGTATTACGCCGTGTTGCCAGTACCGATTCCTGGCATTGCTCAGGTCGTAAACCCCGACGGCTGGCTGACCACGCCCGGGGCGGACAAAGAGCCCAACGACGAACTGCGACTGCGTGTGCGCAACCAGTTCTCCGCAGTCAATCAATGGCACACCGACGCAGTGTACCGGGCGATGATTTCGGCCTTCCCGGGTGTGCGTCCAGACGGCGTGTATTTCGAACACGGCGCCCCACGCGGCCCGGGCAGTGCCAACGCCTTTGTGTTGTTCGATGCCGACGTGCCGGCGGCGACCTACCTGGCGCAAATCAACGCCCATATTCGTGACCTGGGCAACCATGGCCACGGCGATGACCTACTGGTGATGGTCATGCCCGAGACCCTGCACGTCTTGCGCGTAATGCTGTGGCCACGCTCGAACTTGACCGACACCCAGCGCCAAACCTTGCGGGATGAAACCGCAATGTTCATCCGGGAGGCGTTTCGCGAGAGCACCACCAGCGATTACCAGCCGACGCGGACTTATCCCCAGTCGCGGTTTTCATTTAGCCGCTTGGGCGAAGAACTGCATCAGCAGTTCCCGAGCATCGAGTCGCTGCACTTCGACAATGACGACATCGTCTCAGAGCTCAACATCCCCCGAGTCCAGAGTCTGGAGGTGCTGATCAATGATTAAGCTCGATCTGAAGTTCTGGCTGGCCGGTACCGAGCTGACCAAGCTCAAGGACGCTGCACAGAGCTGGTGGGAAAAAGTCGAGGGCTGGTTGCGCTGGCCGCTGCTGCAGCTCGATGCCGATACCTGCCACCTGGTCATGCTCGATCTGCTGGCCTGGCAGCGCGACATCACCCGTTTCAAAGACGAGCCCGAGGCCCTTTATCGCTTACGGGTGAAGTACGCCTTTATCAACGCGGTGGATGCCGGCAGCACCGCCGGCATGAAACGTATTTTGCAGCGACTCGGTGTCGGCTATGTCGAGATCGAGGAGCGCATGCCCGATCGGGACTGGGACGTGGTGCTGCTGCGCTTCTCTGACTCCCAGCTCTCGAAGAACCCTGAGCTGCTGCGCGTGCTGATCCAGCAATACGGCCGCACCTGCCGCCGCTATGACTTCGTCACCCTTACCACAGTGACCTTGCGTGTCGCCGTGGTCGACTTCAACGACGACCAGCAAACGCTGGTTGCCAGCCTGTAGGAGCCCCCCATGGGAGCCAGTATTACCCTTGCGGGTGAAACTCTTATTGCGCAAAAGCACGCCGCCCAGCAGGGTCTCAAAGTGGCGCGCTTCATCTTCGCGAATGTCTCCGGCCTTGATCCCAATGGTCCAGTCGATCGCGCTGCGCCGAAACCCGCTGCCAGTCGGATCGTTTACGTTTACAACATCCCGGACAACAACGCCGGCTTTGTGAATCCCAACCAGGTCGTGTACAGCGCGCAGATCGGGTCTGATGTCGGCGACTGGTACTTCAACTGGATCGGACTCGAGACAGCGGAAGGCGTGTTGTTAGCAGTGGCCTATGTGCAGCTGCAGTCCAAACGCCGCAATATCCCGCCGCTGCAGTTCGGCAACAACCTCACACGCAACTTCCTGGTGGCGTTTGACGGGGCTCAGGCGCTGACCGGTATCACCATTGATGCCAGCACCTGGCAGCACGACTTTACTGTGCGCCTGGCCGGGATCGACGAGCGCGAGCGTCTCAGCAATCTCGACATATTCGGTCGGGCCTGTTTCTTCGGCGCTTCGTTGCAGCTGGTGAAAGTTGGCAGCGTTTATCAGCTCCAACCGGGCAGCGCCTACATCGAAGGCATCCGGCTGGTGCGCTCGGCCGCGCTCACAGTGGTGCCGCCTGCATTTCCGACCACAGCATGGCTGGATGTGGCCCTGCAGCGTGAGTTGAGCGATGTGGTGGCCAGTTGGAGCGTGGTGTTTGCCGCCAATCGTCCGGATTACACCGACAGCGCCGGTGTGCGCCACTACTGCGTGGCCATCGCTGATCTGCCGAATGCCGCCACCATTACTGATCGTCGCAGCGTCGAGCTGATCAATGGTCCGTTGGTCTCCCACTTCGCAGCCCGCATCGGCGATTACCCGAACCTGCGTGCCCGGGCGACCACCAAAGTCGACGTGGGGCTGGGCAACCTCCCGAACGCCAAAAGCGACAGCCTGGTACTCGCCGACAGTGAAAGTCTGGCCACGTCCAAGGCGGTGGCCGACTTGTGGAAAACGATCTGCGTGCAGGTCTCCAACGTGGCAGCGGATCAATCGCTCACGGCTGCCGCTCGTGGGTTGGTCGTGGTCGATGCTACCGCCGGCAACCGCAACGTGTTCTTGCCCCCGTCGAATGCGGCGTTGGGGGTGATCGACTTCATCATTCGGCGTGCGGACAACAGCATCAACCGCCTGGTGGTGCAGGCCAGTGGCGCGGACAAGATCAAGTTCCACACCCATCTGCGCGCCGCCGGTTATCCCTTCCTGGTCCTCATGGGTGCGGGTGACTGGTGGCATTTGCGCAGTGACGGAGCAGGCAACTGGTGGCCGATCGGGCGGCACGACACTACGCCGCTGGGCCGGCCGGTGTTTGAAACCACCACCTTGTTCCAGCCAGGTGGCTATGGCGGCTTGAACAGTGCCGTGTTCAACCGGGCCGACTGGCCGTGGTTATGGGATCACGCACAGCAGTCCTCAATGCTGACCACCGAAGCGGCTCGCGTCGGGATGGAAGGCGGATGGACCGGTGGCGATGGGGTGTTGACGTTCCGAGGGCCGGAGGGTCGAGGCGAGTTTTTGCAACTTCTTGATGAGTCTCGCGGCGTCGATCCGAGTCGTGCTGCGGGCAGCTGGAAGGACTCTCAGAACAAGGATCACGCCCATACGACTCCTGGTGCTGGGAACTTCGGCACCCAGATGGCGGGCGGCGGCAGCAACAACTATTCGCTGTGGACTCCCGGTACTACCGGAAAGAGCGGTGGCGCGGACGCTCGTCCTCGAGGCATCGCCTACGCGGGCCGAATCAAACTCATTTAAGGGGCTTCAATGCGTATCTATTTTTTTGACCCGCTCGGTGTTCTGACGGGACCGTTTGAGTGGTCTGAGCTTCCGCAGATCCCGGGGCTTGGTCAACAGCTGCCGGGCAATGCCATCCAGCTGGAGAATCCCCTGGAGCCACCAGAGGCTGGCCACGTATGGGTGTGGGTCGAGGGCAGACTTCAGCAGATGGCGGACCACCGCGGTGTTGTGTTCAGCACTGAAACAGGCGCTGAAGATAAACACTATGAGCTGGGGCCTTTGCCCGAAGGCTTGACCAAAGAGCCACGCCCTTCCGCGCTGCATCACTGGCGTGCCGGGGCATGGGTGAAAGACGCCGTGCAACTTCACCTGGTGAAAGTCAACGAGGTGAACCGCGACTGTGAGGCCGCAATCATCGTTGGCTTCTGGTCGTCGGCATTGGGCGAGCCCCACAACTACAGTAGCCAGCGGGAAGATCAGTTAAACCTGAACGGGGTCATTCTGGGTGGCTTTGACACTCTCTATCCCTGTCGCGACGAGCAGGGGCGCAAAGAGTTCAGGCACCACACCTTTGCGCAGATTCGTCAGGTTGGGAATGACTTCACCGTCTTTAAGCTAAAGCTGCTGCAGAAAGCGCTGCAGCTCAAGCAAGTGCTCGACCAGGCACTGGAGAGCAATGATGTGGACGCGCTCGAGGCCGTGACCTGGGAGGATACCCAACCATGAACTGGCCACCGGTGACCATGCGCTGGCCGGAGCAGGCCACGCAGTGGATGGACGGACTGGGCGCGGCCAAGGATCTGGCCGGCGGCGAGCTGGTCAGCACCGCGCGACGTCTGGCGAGTCTCGAGGGAATGACCAGCACCAACCCGGGCCCGGTCGGTGAGGCGGCGAAAAGCGCGATTGCTGCCGGCCGTGCGGCGCTTGCCGGCCAAATGGGCGAGGCGCCGGCGTGCCTGGTGGTGACGCCGTTTCAAAGCGGCATTGGCCAGGGACGCGGCAACCAGCGTTTCCTGTCGGCGCCGAACCTGCTGCAGCAGTTGGCAGGCAAGCTCGTTGACGGCACCGACACAGGACGACCGACTGGGCCGCAGTACGCGTTGTCGCTGTTGTTCCTGGGCACGAACTACGACCAGTTGGCCAGCACCTTGTCACGCTTCAATGCGTTGCTGCCAATTCCCGACCTGGTGCGCACCGAGCGTCGCGCACAACACCTATCGACGCTGGAGACGGAAAAGTGGGTGATCCCGAGTTCCGGTCCGTTGCCGCGTTGGCAATCGCTGCCGCTCGAGCGCTGCACCCTGGTCAAGGCCGCCAAGCAATCCATGTCCGGCC